CAAATGGAACAACTGGATGGCAAGGTAAAGCTGTCATAGAATCTAATAACTCCAGTGGAGATGTAGATGGACAAGAAACTATAGAAATATCTTTTCAAGCAAATGGAGCTTTAGGAGCTGCCACATAAAATTAGAAATAAAGTGTAGGAGGTGATCTCTTTGGGAACTGCTGCTTTTTCTGCTAAAGTCAAATATGCTAGTGACTCTATTTTTATAGAAAATGAAGATATGTCTGTAGTATCAGGAACAACTACAGTTTTTCAGATAACTGATGCTGATAGGCAAGCTTTAGATATAGACGTAGAGCCAACTTTTAAAGACGGAGGATCTGCGATAAATATAGATGATATTTATTTGATAGATTATCTCTTTGGTAGAGTTTATTTAAAAGCTGCTCCAACTGGGGCTGTTACATTTACAGGAAACTATATGCCTTTGTCAGATGTAGTTTTTGGGGCTAATAGTTACACTATAAATATAACACCAACTATTTTAGATGTTACAAATACTAAGGGCAATTCAGATGGAGAGAGAAAAAGGTATTATGGTCTCCATGATTCAAATGTTTCTTTGAGTCGGTGGGATGGAGATTCAGATGTTTTAGCTAGTTTTTTAGACGATAGAGAAAATCTTTTTGTTAGTATCACAAAGGCTTCAGGTAAAGTCTTTAGAGGATGGTATGTTATTGAAACAAAAAATAAAAGTGGAGATATAGATGCTTTAGAGGGAGAAGAATTATCTTTACAACTTAATAGCAGAGGGGATACTCCACACTTAACTGCATTTTCTTGGAGTGATGTTCTAAGACAGGAATACGAAGAATGGGCTGTAGATACTGCATATGTTGAGGGAGATATAGTTTTCCACAATGATATGATGTATAGATGTATTTTAGACCATACTTCTGCTACTCCTGCTAGTGTAGATGAGCCTGGTGAAGGTGATGATTGGTTAGACTATTGGAGATTAATATAAATCTGGAAAGGATTGACTATTATGGATAATGTGGAAATTAAAGACTTAAAAAGTAGATTACGGAGTAAAACTCTTGGAAGAAAGAAAACTTTTAAAACAGAAATTCTTTCTTGGGAAGGAGACGATTTTGAAATTCGTCAACCTTCTGTAGCTCAAAGGTCTGCTATAATGGCAAGAGCTATGGTAATAGACGAAGATGGAAAACTAGAGAGAATAGATACAGGACAGTTACAACTTTGGAGTGTAGTTTGTTGTACTTATGTTCCAGGTACAAATGTAGCTGTTTTTGAAGACGGAGATGCAGAGTCTATGAGTGCTTTTCCATCTGGAGATTTTGTTGATAAGTTTAGTGCAGTTGCTCAAAAACTTATGAAAGTAGATCCAGAGGAAATGGAAAAAAACTTAAAAGAGACAGCTCAAGATTACTCCTCTACAGAATAGCTGAAGTTATCGGAGGTTATACTGTCGCTGATCTAGAGCATAAGCTCTCAACAGATGAGCTTTTTGAGTGGCAAGCTTATTTTGTTATAAAGCGAAAAGCTGAGGAGAAAGCTGCTCAAGAAGCTAAGAATAAAAATAAAAATAAAAGTAGTAATCGTTTTAGGAGGTGATCTTATGGCAGAAAATTCAGGAGTTTTACTAGCTGCTGCATATGCAAAGTTTTATGCTGATTATGCAGAAGTTAGAAAAGGTGCTCAAGAAGCTGTCAAACACGTTAAAGGTGTTTCAGAAGAAATGAGAAGAACTGCAACAATAACACGAAATACAAGTAGAACCATAGGATCATCTCTAAGGTCGGGTGTCATGGTAGGTGTGACTTCTCTAAAGATGCTTAAAGCATCTTTAATTTCATCTATAAAGCTTTTAGGTTCCATGAGTTTTGCTGCTAGAAAATGGATGAATAAACTAACTTCAGTTTTTGTATTTCTTCAACTTGACTTGAGATATATAACTAGATTAATTCGTCAAATGTCGCTTATTTTTGTTGGGGGATTAACAGCTATGATTTATGCATCGACATCATTTGAACAAGCTTTTGTTAGAGTTAGAAAAGTAGTAGATATGACGAGTAAAGATTTAGATCAATTAGCTCAGAATATTCGATTATTATCTACAGATATTTCTACTTCTGCTGTTGAATTAGCTAACTTAGCATCTATTGGAGGTCAATTAGGTATAGAAGGGGTTCAAAATTTAACTAAATTTACTGATGTTATGTCTAAACTTCAATTAGCAACAAGGATTGCTGGTGAACAGGGAGCTGCTCAGTTAGCCAGATTTATGGAGATAATGAGAGTATCTATAGATGATGTTGATAGATTAGGTTCTGCTATTGTTCATTTAGGGAATAACTTTGCTGCTTTTGAAGATGAAATTTTAGAGATGTCTATGAGAATAGCTGGTGCTGGTCAAGCTGTAGGAATAGCTTCTGAAGAAGTCTTAGCTCTTGGAACTGCTTTAGTTTCTGTTGGTGTTCATGCTCAAGCTGGTGGTACTGCTATGTCTAGAATACTTCTTAGAATGCAAGATGCTACTTCAAAACAAACTGCTGAGTTATGGCACTTTGCCAAAGTTTCTGAAATGGCTATGAAAGATTTTGTAGAAACTTTTAGAAGTGATCCAATTAAAGCTGTCGAAATGTTTATAAAAGGCTTACAAAATGTTAGAGAAGCAGGTGGAGATGTTGTTAGAATTTTAGATGCTGTCGGATTCTCTGAAATTAGAGTTAGAGATGCTATTTTAAGACTTATTCCTGCTGCGGATACTTTAAGTAATGCCTTAAATACTGCTGCTACAGGATGGACAGAAAATGTTGCATTACAAGAAGAATATGAAAGAGCTATGGACACTGTTATAGCTCAACTTAGATTACTTTGGAATACCATTGTGGCTGTAGCTGCTTCTATTGGAGATTTATATACACCCTACCTTAGAGAAGCAATATCAACTTTAAGAACTTTTGCCGAAACTTTATTAAGTCTTGATGATAGACAAAGAAAATTAATTGCTAATTTCTTTTCTTTTACTGGGGCAATATTACTTGTTGGTACAGGTATTTTAGCTGTTGTTATGAATATTTTAGTTTTATTAACATTTTTAACTCTACTTGCTAGAGCTTTTCTTTCTATAACAGGTGTAGCTGCTTTTATGGGGAAAGTATTCTTATTTTTAATGACTCCTTTAGGTTTAGCTACCTTTGCTGTTGGATTGTTTTTCTCCTTAATAGATATAGATCTTTTAGAGCTTTTGAAAGGATCTGTAGAAAATCTTAAAACAGGATTTAATAATTTGAAATCTTCTGTTGAACCTGTTACTGATGCCTTAAAAGTTTGGTGGCAATCTTTAAGAGATATTTGGAGTGATGAAGATTTAACTTCTTTTGAAAAATTTATAAATTCTATGGGACCTACTTTTGATTTAGTTATTACTATTGGTAAGTTTATTTGGAAAACAACTGAAAATATCCATGATAGTTTTTTAGATTGGTTTTATGGATATGAAGAAATAATTGATGTGGATTGGAGTGGATTACAAGGACTTCCTGAACCTACAGTAACTATAGAACATCCTGGATTTGTAAATCAAATTAAAGATGCAATAAGACAATCTTTAGGGTGGGAAGAAGAGGAACCTGAATGGTTTACAAATTTATTTGCTGAACGAGACTGGAGAATAACACTTAAAACTCTTGCAGTAGGGTTTGCAGGATTTAAAATTATAGAGTCTCTTGTTATTTTGTCAAAATACTTAAAAACAGCTTTTAAAACAATAGGATTTTTGAAAGTTTTTTCTTTTGGTGTTGGAGCACTTTTAACTATTGGTAAAATAGCTTTAGCTTTTACTGCTTTTGGACTTTTATTTGGAGATCGTGAAGACTCTCAAGCTTTTTTAGATGGTCTTAAAGATACTTGGAATAAAATGATGGGAGGAGAAACTTCTATAGCTGTTGGGATTTTAACTATTGCTGCAGATACTTTTGATTTTTCTACTTTAACATTAAAAAAACTTAGAGATTCTTTTGCAGATCTTAGAGAGAATATTATTCAGGGACTTGCTGATAGTTTAGAAGGATTAAAAGAAATTCCTGCTTATCTTAGAGGAGATAAATTATTAGCAGATTTATCTGAAGAAGCTCAGTCTTTAATTAGACTTGGAAAATCTATAGGAGACTTTATTAAAGAAGGAATTTTATTAGGATTAGATATTATAACTGTTCCCTATGAAGCTATTCATAGAGCTTTTGGAGCTAAGGATGAATTTGGAGAACCTATACCATTTTCTATA